ACTGCGGTCTTGGCATTACCGACCACGCGGCATTTGTTAATCGCCCATGATGGAATTGCGTTTCCATCAATCTCGACAACATCGCCAACATTGTGGCCACTTGCGTCAGGCATTGTAATTTCAATTTTCATGTCTGTCTCCGTGGGTTAAACGTAAAGCAACAGGTCCGACGTGGTGGCTGCGAGCACGTGTGTGATGCAACAGCTGATGACCATCCCTGCCACGACCGCGTGCGTGCCTGGGTCAACACCTGCTTGAGTTGTCACGGCAAGGTTGCCGTCGCTCAGGACCAGGATAGAGCGGCGCGTCAACACCGTAAGGCGCGTTCGATGTGGCAAAAGGAAAGTCGACCATGTGCATTTCTCCTGAGATTAAAATGGGCCGGTCGGTTATACCGGCCCATCATGTTATGCGAGTGACGAAACCGCAACGCCACAGTTTTGGTTGGCGTCAAATTTGATTTCCAAGGCGACGGCCGCCATGGTCACAAAGTTGTAGTCGTCCTCAGGGTTCGCGCGGAATTGAGCCCGTGTCGTCATGGGCATCCCGTTCAAAACCTGCAAGACGCTCCGATCTTTGACAACCGCAATGACTTCGCCAGCGTTGATACTGTCAGCGTCGATAACCTCGCGCAAGCCGCCCAATTCCAGCACGCGCTGTGCAATGGTTTTGGGATAACCCGCAGTAAACTCGGTCGACGTGGCATAGAACCAATCGTCAAAGTTCAGGTAGATCGTGGCTGGCGATTTGAATTTATCACCGTGAAGCAGTTTCAAGGTTGCAGTGATTGTCGCCAACCACTGTGCACCTGTTGCCCCGTTCAACGCCTGAGCGGTAGTGCGGGTGTTGCGGCGCGGGTGAGTGCGCAGACCATAAAGCGGATCAGCACCGACAACGATGTCAGTGTCGCCGTTGAGCATCAGGCTCTCGGCTTTTTCCGCAATCTTGCGCATCGAGTTCATCCGGCCCGCAGCATCAAGCTCAAACCCTTCTGTCGATGCAGCAGCCACCTGACGCCAGCCGTAAGAGAACGGGCTGTCGATGATCGGCAGTGGCGTGCCATGGTATGCGAACACAGGCTGGTCAGTGCGGCCCTTTGAACGGCCATCCAGCGAGACGTTCACCTGCCCACTGTCAGACACGGTTTGGAAGTGGTGGACCAGCTTGCCGATTGGCATTGGCATGGATACCGACGTCGAAAGGTCATTGAACACACGAAGCGTCGTGCGCTGGACCTCTACGGCCTCACGGTCCCACAAGCCCCAAACATCTTTGGGAAGGGGTAGCGCATTGCCGATAAGCGTTTGACCATGGGTTTCTGCCATGGCAATTTGCGAAGCGTTGAACTGGCGACGATTGGCCAGAACAAAAACCTGCTGTTCCTTTGTAAAACGAAGCATATCAGGTGTCCTCCTTATGCCGCTGGAACGTTGTAAGAATTGGCGATTGTCACATCAGCCAAGTCACCGGCGCTATATGCACCAGGTGTGTCGCTGAAGAACGCGATGACGATATCACCGGCGGTTGTTGCAGCGGCCAATCGACCGGACGCAGCAATCTTGAGCGGTGCATTCAAAGCGTAGGTCGCGGCGGCAAGGCTCGCCTGTACCACCATGCCAGGGACAAGGGCAAAGGCAATGCCCGTATCCTCGTCGGCATATGCGTCCGTGACAGTCTGATCCTTGAACTCTAGAGTGGACAGGATCAACGGCAACTTGGCCAAGGACGTGGTGATCTGGACAAGCTCTGTTGCGGTTTCTTCGACAAACGTGCCGGGCATGTAAGCACCTGCGACGGGCTTGCTGACCGAAATGGGCTGATGCGTGATCGGCCCTCGGAAAATGGTGTTACCGGCCATCTTAGTTCACCGCCTTTTTGTCTGTACCATCCATGACGGCGTTGAGATCATAACCTGCGAAGTCGTCGGCAGGACCAGTGCCGCCAAATGCCCCATTAATGGCCGCAGCCGTTCCGGGCTTGGCGTTGGCCGCCAGCTTACGGGCGGCATTGATCGTCAATTCCGCAGCCTCGTCGGCGTCAAGAATGTTTGCTTTGACGATTTTCGCCACATAACCATCCAACTCGGCCTTGTCTTTTGCCGTCTGGTTGGCCTGCATTTCTGCCAGATTGTCGGTCAGTGGCTTCATTGCGGCTGTGACGGCATTGGCAATTGTTTCGCCGATGCCATTCTGCGATTCCGTGAGGGCGTCAACCTTCGCGGAAAGCGCGTCGAACTGAGCTTTATCAGTCATATCTGCTTCTCCTGTGTTTGCAGAGGGTTCCCGCCCGGCACCGCGAACGGCGTCCATGATTGCGGACTTGATGCGTTCCATCACTGGCACGCGTTCGAGCCTTTCGGCTGCCCTGAGCGCCATGTCGGCTGCCCAGTCCATTTCGCGTTCAAAATCTTCAAACACGGAATTGATAACATCAATCTGGGACTCTTCGCCTTTGGCGTTGACCATCATGCCGACGCCTTGATCAGGTGTGGCTGCGCCATCCTCACCCAGCAAGATTGCGTCATGGTCAAAAGCCATGTTACGGGCAATAAACTCATATGCGTCGTCTGTTGACGCCTCAAGATCGCAAAACAACCCTGTGCTGGTATGAATTGGCGTGCCTTTTTCAATAGCTTCCAAAACCGACCGGCCCCCAACGCTTTCGTTCGCGCGGGCCACATCAATCACTTTATCAAGCAGCACGCGGCCATTCTCACGTCGCACGTTTTCGTTATGCGCGCCAATCCAGCCGATATTGATGCCCTCGGGATCCGATGCGCTCACAAACATGCCGTTGACTGTCGGATGGCCAAGTGGCGCGTAAGTGTTGTTCAGCGACATAAACCCTTTTTCGATTTCCTCAGCGGGGTAGATGATACCGTTCATGACAACGCCGTCCGGCAGCGTTGCAGACGGCACGATTATCTTGTCGCGCCCGTTGCGCCGTTCACGACGGATACTGGCCATGTTGGCCATTGTGCGAATGTTGACGCGAACGTGCTTGCTCATCACTGGTCTCCTATTTCGTCAATCGGGCCGTGGCCAGTTGTTTCACGAATTTCGTCAACTGTATACACTTCGTCTAGCAACTTCTGGTTAATTGCTGCCATTTTGTCGGCGCGATCTATTTTCAAGCCCATGCTGGCCTCGGTCAGGTCCGACCAATAAATGTACCAGTCCTGCTCAGGTAAAACGCGAACGGTCTCAAGTTTTTTGACCAACGCCATGATTGTGGGGCGTGCCGTATTGGTCCGCCGTGCCATGTTGGTCCGGGACCACTCGTCGGCATCTTCAGTGCTGGCACGCTCGCCCGATTGCGACCCGACCAGAACCTTGAGCGGAATACCGATAGACGCTGCAAAGCCCTGCAACGCCACATTAAAAAATTCTTCAGGTTGCGGCAGGGTAACGCCTAACGTCTTGGCCTTCATGCCCTGCAACATCAACATTGCGTCAAAGCCTTTGTTAAAGTCTTCAACCTGTTCGTTCATTTTGTCGGCCATTTCGTCAACGCCGACGCCCATACCTTTTGCCATGTCTGCGATTGATACATCCGCGTCGGTTTCCATGACTGGCGCACTCTTGGCATTTTTCCAAAAGCCCTCACCGCCCGCGCCGCTGATCTTTTCCATGTCGATCAGGTTATTGAAACCCGGTTCAAGTATGGAGTGATTATGGACTGTCCCGTCCTTGGACCAGATCAGCACGCGGTCGGGGTGCAATTCAAAGCTGCGGTTTTTGGCTTGGCGATCCGAATTGTCACCAACCGCCGATTCATTAAAACCAAACATTGTTGGCTCGCCATAAGTCGGCGACATCTCGTCCGTGTCCCATGATGACACTGTGAGCTGACCGGCCCACGCAGGGATAATGTCGACCAGCCCATCAAGCCCGCCGGGCACAGTACCAACCGGCTCAAGAAATCGTTTATCGTCGGCGTAGCGCAGGATCAGACCGGAATAACCGCCGACCATCGAGCGGCGGTCTGCCTCGGCCAACTTCTGCCACAGTCGCAAGTCGTCAAACTTTTGCCGGATTTCACTTTCGCCATATGTTTCTTTGGCGTCCTTGTTTTCCCACAGCTCAGGATTATCCTGCCACGTCTTGAGTATGGTCTGCTCAATGCCAGCGAACGCTATGCCGTTGCGCAAATATCGCTGGTAC